CCGATACTCCAACTTCTTCCAGTTTGGGATACGGCACAACTGCCCAGTTTGAGTCCTGAATGCTTTTTTCCCATTCCAGTCCGTAGCAATTGTGAAAGTGTTTTCCTCAAATGATCCACCAGTGCGACTGGTGAACTTAAAGGTTTTCATAAACTGGATGATTGTCCCCAACTCCACCTTGATCTTGGCTCGTTGTGCGTTTTCCAAACAACGATCCCGCCACTGGCGAGCATTGTCGTTGCATGGCTCTCCCAACTCGTTTAACTTTTTGATCAGGCTTACAGGTGCGTCAAAGTAATAGGGCAGGCAACTCTCCCCCACTTCCTTGTAGAAAATCCAATATGGCTCATCCTTGCGTTTCTCAGTAAGAATGACCATACCCTCATGGGTTTCTACCCCAGTGGCTTTATCCTTGCACCAATAGATACAGTAAGCAACTGCACCACGCATAGATACATCCGATAACCACCATTTGTGGGTATCATTCTCTTGATTAAATTCATGGATCAGGAAATTCTTTCGTGTCCCCGATCCATGCCATTGTGAACCAGTCCATCCCATATCACACCCCCTCTAATTCGTAATTAACTTCAAAAATAGTGGGATTGTTCTTATCAATCTCAACAATCGTGAAGTCCTCACCATCATTAAGAACATCCCCCGCTTTCAGCGATTCCATTTCTTGTGCAGTCAAAAAGAAGTAAATCTTTTCATCTGCCCAACTATCAAAATACGCATCTTCAGGATGACCCTCTTCTGCGACTCCCAGTAATACATTTGCACCATCACCTAACCAGTCGCAACTAATGACTGCATCATAGGCTTTGATCTTAATTGTCGGCATATCACACCTCTTCGCAATGTGTATAAAACCTACCAACCTTATTGCCATTGGTATCCCTAATAATTCCATTCAATTCCGAGCAGTCCACATTTGCGATAACACTTTTGAGATTTGCTATTACTTCCTCATAGTAGTCAGTCTCATACGCTGAATTGTCGGTATTGATTTCAACCATAAATTTAGACATACATTCACTCCTAGCAGTTTTGACAAAGACCGAACCCCATACAGGCGATTCGGTTTCGACTAAATCAAGTCTCTTCAGTTTGCCTAGTAATCCTCGTTTTCTTCCCACAGGCAAGGATCAACTAACCTTTGCCCGAAAGCATTGAACAACTGCCCACAATCACAAGCAACATCCTCGCCTGAACCATCCGAGCAGACCTTTTTATTGCACTGGCACTTCCATTCCCGCCACAGAATTCGACCAGTATCTTGGCATTCAACGATTCTCATTATTCAAACTCCTTTGGCACGATCACATCAAACTTACGCAACAGGGCTATTGCCTTGTCAGACAGGCACATCACTCCATCATATTCATCCAAGGTGCGGACTCCAAACTGGTCAATGGTGAACCACAGACCAATGTATTCAAAACCCACATCCTCGATATCCCACTCAATGAACCCAGTAGCATCATCCCTAAAATACAACTCCATGGTGGATTCGTGAGTCCCGATATCCTTCTCGCCCCAACTGCCTTCCATAATCAAAGGGCAGTTAAAGGTTTCTTTGCCGATAAAGTAGTGAGTCATAATCAATACTCCGAACTAAGCATAAGAACATTGTCGGTCAGGAAGAACTGATACTCCCCATCAGGGCAGTCAGTATGCTCAATATGCTTTTGTTTGAAAGTCCTGTAATCACCATCTTCAATACTGATATCGGCACTGCCATTGGCAACTGCCAATTTGATAGCCAAAAATGGCTCTTTCTTGAGCAGTGGAAATGCTTCAGTGGCGACAATGTCCAAGAACCAGTAAGCACCATTTCCCGCATTGTCAGCAAAGTATTTAACTCCGTCAGTGTGAACCATGTCCTTTGCAAAAATAGGATTGGTGCGATAGTAATTCTCAGTCCCATAAAACTGGGATAAATCTAATTTGGTAGTCGAATCCAATTTAATCTCCTAGCAGTTAATGATTATCGGTATTGATAATCCGTAAACCCTCGCAGTGCAAGGGCTTACAGGTATCACTCCTCTGTTTCTTCTTCAAGAACAGTGTCGATAATGTAATCACCAAACTTCAGAATCCCGCCATCATTGGTGCATAAGGTGGCAGTCTCAAACACTACAAGCGTTGAATCCTTGCGATCATCAGTAGCGTAAGCAACAGGCACAAGACCAATCAAACCCGCATCAACTGGGTAAGTATTGCCTTTGTTATCGGGATAGCAACCATCACCCCATTTAGTGCCAAAAGCAAGAACCTCAAAGTCCCCAACTTTGCCAACAGGCTCATTGAAGTAATTGCATGATGCAAGCAGATCGCCCCAATCCTTGTCAGGCACTACATAGCAGGGATCGCCAAGGATGTAAGCACCCTTTGGAACTACGACAGATATAGAACTTAATGTAAGCATGATTAAATCCCTCTGTAATTGTCAGGGTTATATTCCCGTTGATGCCCCGCATAATCAACGGCTTTGTAATCAGCAATCTCAACATTCAAAGGGATGACCTGCAACCCAGTTAATTGCTCAATGCGACAGGCAGTCAGGATGCTAACAATTATGGTATGACTATCACTATTACCATCACTAACATCCAATAGAACAGAGGTGTAGCGGTCAGCAGTGTTAATCAATGTGCCAATCTCGCCAGTCCAAATAAGCAGACCATCCTCTGTGGAAGATGGATCATTGAGGTTAGCGATGCTATGGTCAGCAAGGGCAACAGTGTTGTTGTCCTCATTGTGAAAGAGGAAGTGTGCAAAGCATTTCTTGGCTTAAATTTTGTTGGTCAATGTCCACATATTTAATACTCCTTTTGTTGGTAGTAGAATCGGTGTTTCATCACCTACCGACAGTTCTCAGGCTTAGTGCAATACCTTGTCAATACCTTTTTGAAAATATTTTTAGGGCTTACTGGATAAGGGTTTGCGGGGCATGGAGTCTGGGCAAATAGACCTAAAAGCGGGCAAAGGTGCGAAGCACAACAGTCCAGTAGCAAAGACACTAGAGAGAGATATAGGAGAGATAGAAGATAGTAGTAGCAGAATCATCCTGATTGCCCTAGAATCAGGGCTATGACGATTCTCAAGAGATACCTATGAAACGATTGACTAGGAAAGAGATAGAGCAAGGCTTACAGGCTATGCCAGTGGATACTCTTTTACTGGGAGTCAGCACTGCCAAAGAGAAGCGACTAACCCACAAACAAATCGAATTTGCCAAGCAGGTAGCACTGGGAGAAAGCAAGGCAGGGGCTTATCGGAAGTCGCATAACAGTAAGGGAAAACCAAGCACACAGAGCAAGAATGGGCAGGCTCTTGCAAAAAACAAGGCTATTCAAACCCAAATAGATGCGTTTAAGGTGGCACTTGAGGCACAGAAATATCAAACTCCTGCTCATTTAAGGGCGTTGGCAATCCATCGGATCACAGAGAAGGCTCTCGATCCTGAATGCCCGCCTGCTCAGCAACTCAAGGCACTGGAACTATTGGGGAAGATAACCGAGGTCGCACTCTTTACCGAGAGACGAGAGGTAATCAAGGTCAGCGATCCCAGTGAGATGCGGGAGAAACTCATGGCGAGTATCAGACTGGCAATTGAGAACAGTCAGGCAATTGATATCGAAGCACGATCCGCAGACGATCTACTGGCAGAACTCGTAGGAACAGGTAATCAAGATGATGATGTGGCGAGAGATGATGCAGAACTAGATGATGTGGATGGAGAGTGCGAACATGAGTTATGACTCAGATTATGAAAGTGTTTACATGGTTGAGTTTGCATCAGGCAGATCAATCCATGTTCAATTCTTTGATGTAGAAGAAGTAAAAGATTACTGTTCTCAACATTATCCTGATAAGGTTATTAAATCAATCTATCAAGAGGTTTACTGTAATTTTGAGGAGTGTAAAGATGCGTAAATACTTTGAGGTAGAAGATGATGTGCAGAACATTTGTTTGGACTGCCATCACATTGGGTTTACCCATGCCGAGCATGAGATTGATGGGCAAGAGGAAGCCGAGGTAGTTTGCCCGAAATGTTATAGCACCTATTACTTTGTTATTTCACAAGAGGAGAAAGCAAATGCCTAAATT